CAATGATATTACCATCCATATCTTGACCCTGAATGAGGTAAGTATCAGGACCAGTGTTGACAAAACCAACAATAATCATACTTAGAAGCAGTTCACACATGCCAGACTCCTGCTGCGACCTTTGGAAAGTGGGTAGAAATGATGTCTTTACAAGAATCAGCGATAATCTTATGTTCTAACTGTGTACCATTAGCACATCTAAGGTCACAGTAGTGAATCCAAGACCTAAGAGTACCATTCATGTACAATTTTGTTTGTGATGAGAGAGGAAGGACATCTCTTGCACATTCTTTAGCGACACCAGCCTTCAACATTTCAGCATAAAGGTGCATTGACTGATCAAAGAGCAGTTGAGCTTTAAGCTGGAAGTCTTGTTTGGTATAAGGATCTAGATCATCAATACTGTTTTGTCTGTTCTTTGTATCTTGCCTACGGATATCGGGGATAATAGGATCATCTACTACTTTTGCATAACGTTGACTAAACTCTTGGAAAGAGAAGGAACGATGACGAAGGATTTGAGCTGCAATACTTCTAGTAGTAGTTATTTCCACACACATGTTCACCATTTCAAATGGGGACCAATGTTTGTGTTTAATGAGGTAACTAATTAGCTTACTACTGGTCTCAGTATTATTCTGATTAGCTGGATTACTTACACGTGCCATGTAAGCAATAAGATCATCTCCATCAGGAGTACAATGAATTAGTTTTACTTGTGACATAAGGGGTGGGAATCCTAGTATTGATAAGTAGGTCCAATAAAGGGATCACAAAATCAATCAGGAGTTAGTTTCAAGTTAAAGACAAGTTGGATTGTGTCATTTGGGCAGAATGTCCATTCAGCGGACATTAGTTAAAAGGGGAAGAGCTTGTCTTCCCCAATCCAGGGAGTCCACCCTTCTCCCTGTATAAGGGTCGGATTGCGTTAAACCCAGTTGGGGACTGAGTTTTTAGTATTGCCACGAGCTTGTCGTCTTTGGTGAATATCCATGCCTAAAACCATGTGATTGGCGGCTGCTTCTGGATCATCAAACCAAGATTCAAGCATGTCATTCCACTCTTCCTGCTTACGAAGCTTGACGGTTTCGTGAGCGGAGATAGCGAGAGCATCAGTGAAATATTTGACACCTTGTGCAAGACAGTCCAATCTGTCGTCGTGTTTAACTGCACCTTTTTCTTTACACATACGGCTCATCTGATAGAAGAGCATATACATAAGACGTTTCTCAGGTGCTTCATCAGGATTAGATTTAAAGTCCCATTCAATGACCTGTCTATCTACAATAAGGCGGTGTTGGTTGAGAACAGGTTCAAGCGAATCAATGATTCTGTCTTCCTTACGCACGTTGGCACGGACCTCTTCGATGTCAACGGCTTGTTTGGTCTGAATGAGGTGTTTTTTAAACAATTCAGCAACAATGCCATCACCAAAGTTAGTTTCAATAACGAGTTTAGTGACACCATATTTTTTACAACAACGAAGGATATCTAACAGGGTGTTGTCACCGTACCCGTCGCGGTACGCACGCATTTCATGCAAGTAGAGGAAGCCGTTTTTCTGAGATATGAATGCTGCGGCTGTTTCGTCTGTTCCTCGACCCGACGGATCAACTGAGCAGATTGACTCTTGGTAAGGGGTCCATTCTCCAGTGAGCTGCATCGGAGAGTAAAAATAATCTCCTGGGAGACCGACTGTGGGTAAGTCTTTAATAACGTTTGACGGGTCCGAGCACCATACGACATTATCGGGAGCAGAAACAGGATTAACGGAAGTAACCACAAGATCTGCCATTTTGAGAGGGAATTTTTCTGCATCACTTAGGGAGGTATCAAGCATGAACTGCAACATGAAGTTGCTACGACCCATTGATGCTTCACGTTCTAAAAGATCGGTAGAATCAAATCGATCCGGGTCGGTCGGTGTCCAGGCGAGCGAATGATTGTCGTCTCCTTTCGACACCTTGGTTTCCTTTTGACGACCTTTTTGGTTTTGACGACTCCGTTTCGTTTTACCACGCGCTTTTTCAAGATCGTCTTGGAGCTGCGGGGCGAGCAAACCTTCGTAGTTTGACGTATTACGTGGGTATCGTGCGGGCCAGACGAATGGACGATAGTTACGTTCGGCGAGCTTGCGATATACGGTGAAGGTAGTTTGGGGAGTCCCAAGAAAAAGAATTCTAGAATCATTTTTAGGTGTAAGGATGGATTCGGCTTCTGTACAAAGTTGCAAGAGTTTTTCTCTCATCAACTCTGTCATTGAGTTACCAGGAACTTCTATGTCGTCCAGGATCATTAAATCGGCGCGGCTTCCGGTGAGCTGCCCAGTGATGCCCACGCTTTTTACGCTTGGAGCTTGGTGGGGTGAGCAGTTCACATCGAAGCTTATCCTCGACCACCTTGCATCGTCGGACTTCGGACGTAAATGAGAAAGCCATGGTGTTTCAATGATTAGTTTTTGTAGGAAAATAGACATGTTGTCAGCCCGCTCTTTTGAAGCGGAGATGATCATGATCTTCTTTTCGGGATTATTAAAGAGAGTCCAAAGAACAAAAGCACCAGTAATCCAAGACTTTCCGACTCCGCGAAAGGCTTGAATCTGTAACCGTTTTGGACCGTGTTGTAAGTAATCTGCGATTGCATATTGTGCTCTTGTGGGTGAAGGAAGCTCAAGCTGATCCCACAAAGCTTGCAGAAACAGCTTGAAATCAGCCTGTAAGGCTTCTAAAACGTTTGACATATAGTTATATCATTAAGGGCCAACAAATCCCCTCAGAAGGCCACCGCCGATGGCTTTAGCCGCACCACCGACGGCTTTAGCCGCACCATATCCAATAGAAACAGCTCTAGCTAAGGTAGAAACAGGAAGTGGGCGGGCGTCAAGCTGTAAACCCTTGGTTTGTTGATCAATACGCCGGTTAGTTGTATCCATCCATTCTTTGAAAGAGTCTAGAGAAGACCCGTTGCCATTGCCGTTTCCTCCATTTGAGAAATCATCTCCATTGCCGTTTCCATTCTCATAACCGTTTCCATTCTCATAACCGTAAACAGTAGGAGGATTGAAAGCCGGTTGAGGATTAGCAGTTGTAGAAGGGGAAGGTATACGTGACATATCAAAACCACCTAAAGCAGTAGGTTGCATATAGGAAGATTGAGGAGTAGTTAATTGATCTAAAGATTCTGAAGAATCACCAGGAAAAGATGTGTTTGACAAACTTAAATCCTGTTTTACAAGGATTGGTAAAGCATTGACAACACGATCAATATCCATGTCAGGTTCGACATCAAAGCCAGGTTGTTGGCTACGGTGTTGATGTTGGTTGTAGTGAGTTTTAGGAATTACACGGAGATATCCAGTAACTTCATTGATGTCTACTACATACTTGTCTCCATATTTACTACGGACTTTTGTTTCAACAGTATCTTTTAAGTCCTTAAAAGGAGGTTCAGATACAGAATCTTGATCATCACCAATACCACCAGATGCAAGATTCCGACTATGTTCAGCAACGGATGGTCTGCCAGGATAGGCATGTTGATGAAGAGTGCTACTGGATTGATCACGAGCTAATTTACGTATTTTAGCTGCATTTTTTCTGGCTGTCTCAGTTGTGTACTGTGATTCGCGTACATCTCTCTTCTTATCAGCCTTTGCTTTAGTATTATAGTTTTCCGCAGAAAGTCTGCCACCTTCTTTTTTTCTAACACGTAGTTGAGTACCATCAGGGAGCTGATATAAATTACCTCCACTAAGGTTAGGGTTAGTTTTTAAGTAATTCTTAGCAGCTTTAACAGCCCCTTCCCGTGTTTTAACGGGAATAAAATTAGGCATAAAAAAAGCGCCCCTTTTGGGACGCGATATTTGTTGTCTTAATGCAATTATTGAGTGTGTTTAGCTAATACGTATTCACGTAGGCGATTAACACCGAACGTGGTACGCATAAACTCTAAGTAGGGTTTGCTTGCCTTTTTCTGATTACATTTCTGACAGGCTGGTACAATATTTGACGCGATGGTCTCTCCTCCAGCACTGCGAGGAATAACATGATCGAGAGTAAGATTAGATAATTCAAAAGATTCTCCGCAATAAACACATGTACAGTCAAAATGTTCCTTAAGGGCTTTTCTCCAAAGCTTTTTAGACATTTGACTATTCATGGCTATCAAGTTGTGTAAATAGTGATCAGGTGTAGGAAGCAAGGGTGTCATCAGCGATAGCGTTTGTTATTTCCGTGTCCGTTACGTGCACGATTAATTTTCATAGATTCGCGTTTAAGTTTCCCCTTGCTGTCGTGTGACATATCGGGTCCACCTTTTCCGTAAATGCCAGCCTTACGGCGAGCTTTATTCAAACGTGATCTATACGCTGATTTTCCAGGTTTCTTGTTATATGACCGCATATAGCTGCGGTGTTTTTCGGCTGCTTTCGGATTTGCTGCGTAGTATTTAGCTGTTCTACCTTTTTCCATATAGGCGTGATTGAACCATTTCAGGATCTACTTTTGGAAGAATGGTGGAAAGCTTGTCTAGAGGATTGCCTTCAAAAGCGACTCCAGAGATATCGTTTTTGACTAACCAGTCACAAGCTGCTTTAAGATCTTGTGCTGTAGCCTCACCAGTCTTAATACGTTTGAGAAATTCAGTAGTAACAAGGTTATGTAGCTCGTTAAACTGATCCTCAGTTGCTTTCTTGTTCGACATTAGCTTTTTTTGCCCGTGGCTTACGTACCTTGGGAGACTTGATCTCATACCGGCCATCTTCAGGCATAACATGTGTCAAAGCTCTTTCAGCAGCGGCGAGCGTTGCATAAGTGCCAAGAATCTTGTTTCTGTAGAGATCAATGAGTTGGTGGGACATAATTATGTGTTTTTTAGTACTATTTGGTCTAATTTGTTCTCAATTCGGACCATATGATCTTCCATACGTTTGAGGAGGTCAGCTAACTCTGCTTTAGTTACGTAATCAGTAGCAACATTTAGCTGAATATCATCAAGGCGTCTGTCTAGAGCATTGATTCGATCGTGAACGCTGTTTATTCGATTATGTAGACGGTTATTTAAGGCTGCACCCGCACCGACAGCGGCTATGACAGCCGTGACAAGGGCTTCAGTCATTTAGGGAGACTATAGGTACAACGTCATGACAAAGAACTTCTACACGTGAGCCGGGTCTAAAAGTAAATCCGGTCTTCATAAGTTCAGTACACTTGAGTGCACGGACAAGTTCGTAGTCAAGACGCATTTTTTGTTCGTGTTTTCGAGCAATGCTTTTGCACAACTCAACCATGCCACCATCAAGTGGTACTGAG